GCCGCATATAACAATGTAACGACTTGAATATGGATGTTTCCGCGAGTGCACCAACGCAGCAATCGAGTTCCTCATGATATACATTACTCCTCTTTAAGAACTCAAAATTGCTAATTGGTAAAAAGGCCGTAATTTCAGAGCCCTTGTCAGGCATAGTATACTCCTGCCCATATTCACCAAGTATGCGCGCACATGATTGAATGTTAAAATCGGTGAAGCTTTCATGGACAGATCCAATATTATCATCACCGTAAGTCACCAAAGACACTGCATCTCGAAATTCGCACACGGGACCATAAATCTTGTAAAAACACACCCGCATGTTCAAACTTCCACAAATGCTATTGATCAAAACTGTCAAAGAATTGCCACTAATGTGAGTTCCGCTGGTGACTGAAATCAAATCACCATTCATCGCAATGTACGAATACACAATGTCAGAAGCCATACCTTCCATTACTCTAATGTCTTCTTCACTGTACTCACACTCTCTTGCAAAATCAATCAATATACGAATCGCTGCTAAAATCAATTGAGAAGGCAATTTTTGATCATACTTGCCGTAATCACCACCTATAATGCGATGTCCACCATACTTTGTGGCAAACTTGTACATGGAATACCATTCTCTCCCATGGCAATTTATCCCCACAGCACATTCAGCACGAAGTGGATTAATTCCAATAAAGCGCACAATTGGAAGAAAATACTTGCGCACCAAATACGTCAAAACCACTGAATTGCCATAAAAGATTCTACATTTCTCCTTTGCCACCACCAAGCTTCATCTTTCTTACAAGCTTTTGCAACAAAATGATTCCTCACCCCGTTGCGGTAATTATCTTCAGCAATTTCCACTTGGCGCATCACCTCATCATTAAAACGCCGCACGTATAACCCATTCTCATCACGTGCATCCATATCAACAATGTACTTGCTCTTAGGACCAGTCAAAGGAAAACCCATAGATGTAGACAAATTCATAGCGTCCACAAATCTCAATCCTGGTATTCCATTGACAATCTCTCTATCGCTCAAAGGCTTCATCGTTCGCCAATATTTCAAGCGCACAACCTTGAGCAAAGGCCTTTTGTAATCCGCAGTGGCCCATGCCAAAGCGCCATACTCGAATTCTCTAGCAGGCACACTAGCATTCGCCAGACATTTTTGCCAGCCATACCACTCGGGACGAAATTTAGGCGGTCCCCAAACATTGGCAACGTGACACACATCGTGCACCGCACTGCTTATAGGTGTCCTTCTCACACTACTATAGCTCGTACTGGCCCCAACACAAGACCCATAATAATTAAACTGAGAGTTCTCTGGTAAATAATTCATGGGACTCTTGTGATGTAACGTATTTGTGGTCATCACGTTAACGCCAAACATGTGTGGTTGAAATTCTCCATCACTGGCTGTCAACAAAACGCCTTCACATTTCATCACAAAATCGTGTGCGTCCACAATATTGGAGTTAAGTAAGACACCCATACATCCACGAGGTGTTGACGCAACTCCACCAAGGTGAACACCCGCTATATAAGGTTTGCTCGTGTCGGCAATCCAAACAGCACCACACATACCTTGGAAAGTGTCGATAGTTAATCTCTCGTATATAGCACCATAAAATCTCACTTCTCCATTCGTAGTTTCTTTAAATGTCAAAGTTGCAGTAGCATCAATAAGATCACCACTCTTGCTTCTCCACACCATTAAGGAATGCTGTCCACCTTTTGGTAATGCAAGCGGAAAATAATGTGATATATCTTTGAAAGAACCTCCACTAGCAGTGTAGCACAAACGCAAATCACTATTGGGAACATGATATGAACAAGCTTTTGATATGCGCGCAACAAATTTCCCAGCACACGCATCGGGATCATCTTTAAAACACGTGATAACCAATTCCTTAACATCGCCAAAATAA